AAGGTTTGTAAAAGAGAAATCTAAAATCCCAGTTGAAGTTACTTGGGAAGGTGGTATCGCATCCTATGGTGGATTACTCGATGTAGCCTTAGCAGGTGGATATGTAACCAAACCAAATGTTGGTTGGTATGCAAGAGTCGATAAAGCTACAGGTGAGATTGAAGATGGTAAGGTTAGAGAAAAAGATACCAAGACTAAAAAGTTCTGGGATCCAATTTTCAAAGAAACAGACTTTAAAGAATTTGTAAAAACATATTACTCAATTGGTCATAAACCATTACTAGAAATTGATTTAGATTTTGAGGAAGAGTAATGTTTGATATTACTGAAAAAGATTACGGATTTGTGGATAACCCAAATTATCCAATACAAGGAGTAATATATAAAACAGGAACCTATAAAGACGTAATAGTTATGTATGGAACTGTCTCAGTAAAAGAGAGCCCTGAATTAGACATGGCTAGTTTAGGGTTTACATTTCAAATAGCTGATCCATCAGAACATACTGTTGATGAATTAGAAAAAGATGAACACTTTAAGAATTATATGGGTGCAGTCTTACAGCATATTATAGAACACAATTTAGATAGCGATAAAGCAAGGATAGGAAATATTGAATCAGACACTACCGACACACATACTGAATCATCTACTTCATAACGAAGAGTATTGCAGAAGAGTAATTCCTTATGTCAAAAAAGAATACTTTGATGGTTCTCATAGAACTGTATTTGACTTAATAGTAAGTTTCGTAAATGCACATAATAAATTACCTACAGCAAAGGTATTAGATCTTGAATTAAAAAAGATAAGTGCTCATGAAGAAGTATTAAATCAAGCGTCAAGACTTATTGAAGAAATACAAGAAAAGTCTGATGTTGATACTGATTACCTTATTAAAGAATCTGAAAACTGGTGTAGAGAACGAGCAGTCTACAATGCCATTATGGAATCTATTCAGATTATCGATAAAAAAGACAAAGAAAGAAGTGAAGGTGCTATACCTGAAATACTATCTAATGCATTAGGTGTATCTTTTGACCAAGCTATAGGTCATGACTATATTGATAATTCTGACGAAAGATATGATTTCTATAATCTTAAAGAAGATAGGATTCCATTTGATTTAGATTACTTCAATAAAATTACAAAAGGTGGATTACCAAATAAAACTTTAAATATCGCTCTTGCTGGAACTGGTGTTGGTAAATCTTTGTTTATGTGTCATTGTGCATCATCAGTTCTAGAGCAAGGTAAGAATGTATTATATATTACAATGGAAATGGCAGAAGAAAGAATAGCAGAAAGAATAGATGCTAATCTTATGAATTTACCAATCGAACAATTATCATCTTTACCTAAAAAAGTATTTAACGATAAGATTGGAAAGATTGCAAAAGGGTCAATTGGTAAGTTAATTGTAAAAGAATATCCAACAGGTTCTGCTCATACAGGTCATTTCCGAGCACTACTAAATGAATTAAAACTAAAGAAAAACTTTAAACCAGACATAATATATATAGATTATTTAAATATTTGTGCATCTTCGCGTATGCGAGGGATGGGCGGAAGTATAAATAGTTATACATATATTAAAGCTATCGCGGAAGAACTTCGTGGATTAGCTGTGGAATTCAATGTTCCGATAGTGTCGGCAACTCAGACCACAAGGTCAGGGTTCAGTAATACTGATGTCGGCCTTGAGGATACATCTGAATCATTTGGTTTACCAGCAACGGCTGACTTAATGTTTGCTCTAATTTCAACAGAGGAACTTGAAGAGTTAGGCCAATTATTGGTAAAGCAATTGAAGAATAGGTATAATGATCCTACCAAATATCGAAGATTCGTAGTTGGTGTGGATCGTTCCCGCATGAAACTATATGATGTGGAAGAGTCAGCTCAGTCAGATATAATGTCTGACATGACCCCTGACAAACCTATAAATAAGTTCGGTGAAAGAGAACAACCAGATTCTTTCGCCGATTTCAAAGTATAAAGAGGAGACTTTATGGAACTATTAAATGTAGCAAAAGAATGGGTCGTATCAAGATGGTCAGAAAGAACATCTTGGGATGGCGGTGTGATCATAGGATTATCCCTTGGATATATTCTATTAGGTGGACTAATTGATTGGTTAGCCTGGGTAGCACTTGCTTACGGTGTCTACACTTTTGTTAAATCAGAAGTTGCTTAATTAAGCACTTGTAAGTTCATTAGGGGTCTTCGGGCCCCTTTCTTTTGAGTAATGTTACAGGAGTGTTACAATTCTGTTACAATTGTGTAACAATTTAAAAAAACTATTTACATTTCTATCAAACTATGGTATAATAGATGTATATTTAATAAAAAAAGGAGTTAGTAAATATGTTTAAAGAATGGGATCAATTATCAGAAAAGGAGCAACTGCTTCAGTACATCTCTGATGAGCACAAAAGTGCTTATGGGTTCAGACCTAGAGGTGGATATGACCACCTTTCTGTTGAGGAGCTTAAGGCTGAGCTCGACAGACTTAACGCTTATGCGAATGAGCAGTATGAGCTAGAGCAAGCTCAGGCAGAGCAGGATGCTGATGAGTTCGACGCTCGTGTTGAGTACATCATTGAATCTGGTGCAGGTTCTAGAGCTAAGGCTCTTCAATGGATCCTAGAGGCTGATGAAGCTGACTTCGATATGGAGTTCTTTGTTTACAAGCAAGGATTTCTATTCACTGAGAGAGGTAGAGCTCTCGCCGACGAACTTTGGAAACTACAAAAGGAGGTAGTATAATGAGTAATATAATAAACGAACAAATCCTTGAGGACCTAGCTCAAGAGATAGATAAGATGTCAGGTATGGCAATTGTTAATGAGGTCTTAGGTAGGTCAGAAGCTTATAGTAGTGTCGCACCAGGATGCGATTCATGGGATGAATTCTTTTCTCTTGCTGATATGAATAGCTTTAAAAATAGGTTAATGAAAATAAGATTTGAGGAGATGTCAAGATGAGATGTTCAGATAGTTATGTAGGAACATATTGGACTGCTAGTGCAGGAGATATGCTAGAGATTAAAAAGATCAGAGAAGTCGTTAAAGTAATTAATAGACATAATAAAAATAAAGAGAAAAATGCTCTATATAGATTTGAGCATGGTTACTCTAAACAACCACCAGTTCAACTACCAAGAATGAGAGTTGAGCTTAAGGGTAGAGGACCAAGAGCAGAACATGCAATTGCTGATGGTCGATATCCAGGTGCATATAATCAAACTTTACCACTCAGACATGCTGAAAGAGTTGATGTCTATATTTACGAAAGGAATCAGTGGTGAGATTATTAGAAGCAAATTATGGAGATGTAAGAATATTCTCCGAAAGACCATTTGGCTATAAAAGATATATAGTCGAATGGCAAAATGGTGCTACCACAATGTATTCTGGGTTGTGGTATAAAAAAGAAAAAGTATTACAAATAGTAGAGGAGAAATTAAAAAATGAGTGATAGTTATTTTAACATGGACGATATTATGGATAAACTCGATGATATCGATAAGAAGATTGATGAATTAGCAATGTATGTCAAAGAGGACAAACAATTAGTTTATACAGTAGTAGCAACTAAGAATAGTAAAACAGTTGCTGATTATGTATTTGAAAAAATGAAAGAAGCAATTTTATTTCAAAAACAAATGGTAGAAAAAGGCTATACCGTAGAATTTAATAGAAAATGGATATAATATTTTATGTTCTGTTTGCTGTTTGCATAGCGGGCTGTTCCTATCAAACTTATAGAATTGGATATAACGAAGGCGTTCGTTCTGGAGCAGAAAATACTATCGATATGTTACATGAAAATAGAGTAATTTCATTTGATAATAAAGGAAATATTGTTCCAAATCCATATTTTAAGGTTTAGTAAATGTATAAATAGATTATATAAAAAGGAATCTATTTATGAACTTTAAATCTTTTATTGATAAACCACAAGTAATTAGTGAAGGTACTAAATTAACACCGTCTGTTCTAGACGAAAAAAATTCTAAAACTGGAGAAGAAAGAATTGATATTCTTCGTGATTTAGTTCGTGGAAGCAAACCCTTAGAATTAGCAAAAGGTGGTACAGTCGTCGTAGTTAATATTAAAGACGCTCTGGAAAAAATCAAATTATTTAAAAAGAATTCTTTACATTTTGGTAGAGGTGGAATTCCATTAGAAACTAACGGTGGTACCATTTATACGAATGATCTTAAAAAATCAAAAGTATTTGGTGGTGAAACTGGTGGTGCTGGTGGCGGTAGTGTAAATACAAAAATTTATGAATCACATAATGCTGTAATGCTTCATGCGATGTTAGAGCATGGCCATAAACAACCATTAGATTTTTTTACAAATGATATATTAAAGAATGCTTATAAGTTAGCTGATGTTGATGCTAAGTGGAATGAACTAGAAAACATACCAGATGAATGGATGTTATCATCTTATAATATATCACAAGAATTAATTAAATTAGGATATGTAAGAAAAGGTCATGTTATCCATAGAGGTAGCACAATAATGAATGGAATTTATAAAAAGAAAAATGAAGCCTTTGCAAATATAAAAGCAAAAAGCTTAAAAGATGATAAATGGAATCCAGGTGATGTATGGGCGGTAGATAAATCCTTTGACATTAACAGTTTAAATACTGATACAGTTGATGGATTAAATGCTGATATATTAGAAAACTATATGAATAGAAGTTGTGTAGGTATATCTCTTAAAGGACCTATGGTAAAATCTGTTCCTATAAAAGAATACAATATTGATAAGTCATTATTAAAAACCTATAAGTTTAAAGACTTTAGATTAGAGTCCAAGGGTGGAAACTTTTGGTCATCTAAAATGGGTCATATAGATTATGATGGTGGTGAAATGACTATTAAAGATGGTAAACATTTTGGTTCTGTAAAAGCAGAAATTAAAGGTAAGAAAGCAAGAGGCGGAGGAATCGGTTGGGGCGAAATGAGTGGATATCTTCAAAGATATGGCAAGAAGTTTGGACTTAAACCTATTTCAGCTCATGCTAAAAAAATAGCTAAAGCAATTGAAAGAAAGCAAGATGAAAAATCTATAAAAGAATTTTATAAGTATTATAATTACTTTTATAAAAATGATTCTTACGACGATTTTAAAGCTAAATTAATTACAATGCCAGGGCATTGGATATCAGCTAAGTTTGCTATTACACAACTTGGATATAATATTAACCATGTGCCACGGTCAAAAATCAACGAATTAATTACTAATTTTGTTAATTATGCGGGTTCTTCATTATCAGAATCTAGTGCATATGTTAAGGCAGGGAAATAATGAAAAGATTTAGAAAACATATAAAAGAAGATATGGCTGTATATAAAACACAAGCTGAACTTAAACCTGCTAAATACAAAGATATTAAAATATTTAAAGATGGATGGGAAAACATTCAGCTACCGACGCCCCCGCCGGAGCGAATAGAAATAGACAAAGTAATAAAAATTTGTCATTCAGCAAGTGAAAAGGATATCGAAGAATATAAGCTATGTGATACAGATGCGTCATATATGATTAGAGATTATATGGATAAAAATGATTTAGAATATAATGATAATGTAATAGAATATATTGAAAAACAATGTGTACCTATTATTAGGCATTATAAAAATCATTTTAATAGACCAAGACCGTATCAAGTAGCTGCGTATTATAATAAAGAGCTTAAAAGATTTAAATCTGAAACTGCTAGTACACCATCATATCCATCAGGACATACAGTACAGCCATTAGTTGTAGCATTACATTATGCTAAGAAGTATCCAAATCATAAATTAAATTTGGAAAAGATGGCAAAGATATGCGGATACGGTAGAGTAATCGCAGGGTTACATTATCCTGCTGATTATAACGCAGGTATAATACTAGCAAATAAATTAATGGAATATATAGAATATGAAAAATTTTAATAACTATTTAGCCGAAGCCAAGAATACTCATATGATTCATATTGAGGACTTAATCTTGGACGGCGGAGTTAAGGGGGCACGCCAAGCAATCCTAGCGCTTAGGTCAATGAGGGATATGTTGAGCGGTAATGCAAAAGCACCAATGGACATTACTGTTAAGTGGGACGGTGCCCCCGCCGTATTTGCTGGAGAAGATCCAAGTGATGGTAACTTCTTTGTAGCAAAGAAAGGTATATTTAATGCTAATCCAAAAATATATAAATCACATAAAGATATAGATGCCGATACATCTGGAGACCTTAATAAGAAATTAAAAATGGCATTTGATAATCTCAAAGGTCTTGGTATCAAAGGTGTTATTCAGGGTGATTTTATGTTTGAGAAAAAAGATCTTAAAAGAGAAAACATTAATGGTATAAAACATATTGTATTTCACCCAAACACAATTGCATATGCTGTTCCAGAAAAGAGTGCATTAGGTAAAGAAATAGGTAAAGCTGAAATAGGTATTGTATGGCATACTACTTATAACGGTGGAACATTCGAATCAATGAGTGCAGAATTTGGAAAAGAGATTGTACCTAAATTAAAAAAGAGTTCAAAGGTATGGATGGTTGATGCAACACTTAGAGATTTATCAGGAACAGCTACATTAACTTCAAACGATAATAAAGCAATATCTAAAAAACTATCAGATGCAGGAAAGATATTTAAAAAGATAGCAAGTGGAGTATTAAAAGAGATTGAATCTAATAAAGAACTTAATCTTGTTATTAATACCTATAACAACACTAAAGTTAGAGAAGGACAAAGAATTACAAATACTAAATCTCATGCAACAGGTTTAGTAATGTGGGTAAGTAATAGATACCAAAAGGAAATTGATAAAAGAAGTACACCAAAAGGTAAAGATGCTCAGGTAGTAAAACGTGATGCATTACTATCATTTTTCAGTAAAGAAAACATAAAAAATTTAAAATTAATCTTTGATTTACAAAATTTAGTCATCGATAGCAAATTAATTATTATAAATAAATTAAACAAACTATCTAAAATTGATACGTTTGTGAAGACCAAAAATGGGTTTAAGGTCACCGGCGTTGAAGGCTTTGTGGCAATAGACCGATTAGAAGGTGGTGCTGTTAAGCTTGTAGATAGAATGGAATTTTCTACAAACAATTTTAGCAAAGATATTATAAAAGGTTGGGACAACCCCAACTAAATGGGATACCGAGGAAATACATGTCAGTTAAATCATTTAGCGATTTTTTAACAGAGTCAACAAAAGAAGTTACTTTCGTTTTTGGAAGATTCAATCCACCAACGATTGGACATCAAAAATTATTTGATCATCTGAAAAAAGTCAGCCGTGGCGGAGCATATCGAATTTATGCTTCAAGATCTGTGGATAACAAAAAGAATCCACTCTTATTCAAAGATAAAATTAAATTTCTCAGAAAAATGTTTCCGAAACATGCACGAAGTGTTATGTCGGATAAAGATGTAAGAACTGTTTTAGATATAGCAGTTAAACTATATGACCAAGGATTTACAAAAGTAACTATGGTTGCTGGGTCAGATAGAGTAAAAGAATTTGATATTCTACTAAACAAATACAACGGTGTCAAATCAAGACACGGTTTTTACGAATTCCAGGGTGCTATAAATATAGTCAGTGCTGGAGAAAGGGATCCGGATGCAGAAGGCGCAACCGGTATGTCAGCTTCAAAGATGCGAATGACCGCTCAACAGAATGACCTTGAAGGCTTTTCAAAAGGATTGCCTTCAGGTTATTCACCTAATGATTTATTCAATGCGGTTAGAAAAGGAATGGGCTTAAAAGAAAAAACATCATTCAGAAAGCATGTGCAATTGTCTCCAGTATCAGAAACCAGAGAAGAGTATATAGAAGGAAGTTTATATTCTAATGGTGATATAATTCGTATAAAAGAAAGTAATGAAAATGGTACTATAGTTTATTGTGGTGCAAATTATGTTATTGTGGAATCAAACGGTAATAAGAAAAGATATTGGTTAGATTCTGTAGAAAAGATAAATGAATATAACGAAGTTGGTACTAAGAAAACACTAAAAAATTATTTAAAAGCAACACCATTTTCAGAAGTTAAAGTCAAACAAGACCCTGATATTAAAGATAGAGACGGATCACAACCAGCAGGGTATTATAAAGGTTTAAAAACAAAATCAACAAAACAAGCTAGAGCTAGGCATTTTGCCAAGAAGTCTAAAATGGACGATGATAATCCAAAGGCATATAGTAAAGCTCCAGGCGATGCAACTGCAAAAACTAAACCATCAAAACATACTAAAAAGTTTAAACAAATGTATGGCGAAATGGCAGAGCATTTAACGTTTGAAGATTTTACAGTTACAGAACAAGATACTAAAAAGGCATTAAGAAAAAAGGCTGATAAGTCAGGAATGCCGTATGGTATATTGAAAAAAGTTTTTGATAGAGGAGTAGCCGCTTGGAGAACTGGACACAGACCAGGCACTACACCTGTACAATGGGGATTAGCAAGAGTCAATTCTTTTGTTACCAAATCAAAAGGAACGTGGGGTAAAGCTGATAAAGATTTAGCCGCGAAAGTTTAGGAGAAAAAATGAAAATTTTTAAAGAAATTAGAGAAAAGTATAGAAGTAAGTTCCCACCTGCTCTAGTTGCTGCAGCTGTTAAGATTGCTCTTGACATGGGCGGTAATATGACTGGTGCTTATAAAAAAATCGAAAGAATGAAACGTGGGTTAGGGGACGACCCAATGGTCAAAGATGCATTAAGATTAGCTAATGAAGAAGTTCAAAACGAAAATTACAACCAAGACTTAGCTCTAGCTACTAAGAATATAGCAAGACTTTCTAAAAAAGAAAAGGGTCAAGACCAAAAAGATTATCAAGCAGTATCTCGAGCTCTTGCTCAAGGTAACCTCGGTGCAGTTAAGAAAGTAATTAAAGGTATTTCAACAAAAGAAATCCAAGCTGACTTATTAAATGTACTTGTAGGTTATAATGACTTAATTGGTAAAATGTACCCTAAAGCAATGTCTGGTGGTAAATTTAAAAGTGGTATGACTGTAGATAAGATGGTTAAAGAAGAAACAGTTATAAATGAGTTAAACTTTTCATATGCATTCTTTGACAAGCAAAGCCTTAATAAGTTCATGATGAAAGCATTAAAAGTTAAAGGCGGAACTGTTCTAGATAGTGAAAAGCAAACTGGTGGACACTTTACAGTTAAAGTTAAAGCTGATGATAAGAAAGTAATTGCAAAATATAATGCAATAGCTCTCAAAGCAATGTCAGAATGGGTAGAAGAGCTATATCCGGAGATTGTATCATAATGAAAACATTTAAACAAGTAAGAGAAGCTAAAAAATTTAATTCAAAAAAAGAAGTAGCTGATGTTAAAAAAATAGACAAACAGTTAGAAGCAGCATATAAAGGTATGAATAGATTACAATATGGCAAATCTACATATATGATGGATGTTAATGATGGTATAATAACAGCAAGAAGAGCTTTAGCAGTGTATTCAGATATAGCAGCTAATGGTGAACTAGATGGCCCAATGATTAAATAATGAAAAACTTTAAAGAAATTAGAGAAGATAAGTTTCAGTTAGTAGACATGGATGCTGATACAGCAAGAGTTGCAGTTCAACTCGCTAAGAAAGCTGGGCTGAAACCAAAAAGCTATAAATCAAGAAGTGGTGGTTTAGACATATCTGTAGAAGGCCCTAAGAAAAAAGTAGCTAAGTTTATAATGTCATTACCAGAGTCAACACAAGTAGATGAAAGAGCGGCATTAGTAATGGATATATCCTCTATTGTAAAAACTATGCTTAAAGATGTACAATCTAAATTGGAAAAAGAATTGAAAAAAGGACAAACAGAATTAGCAAATAATGTCGGCCGATTGGTTGGTTTAAAAATAACCACTAAAGGTCAACAAAAGAATAAAGCTTTTTTATATGATTTAGAAAAAGGATTTAAGAAAAAATAATGCAAGATTTTAAAACATTTTTTGAAAATAAAGGACCATGTTGGGACGGCTATGTACAAGTTGGTACTAAAATGAAGAATGGGAAAAAGGTTCCTAATTGTGTTCCTAAAGAAGAAGTAGAAGAAGGAAAAAACAAAAAGAGCGAAACCTGGGAAGATGGATTTAAACGAAGAGTTGTTCCAACCACTAAACCAGAACATAAGGAAGATGGATATAAGTGGAGAATAAAAGGTAAAGAAAAAGATCATTTATCTATTAAACTCTATAAGACTAAACCAGATTTTGCAGAATTTAAAAAACAAATGAAAAGGGTAGCAGGACATGAATTCGGAGGTTAAAACATTTACCGAATGGAAAGAAAGGTTTGATTTATATGAAGGTAAATACGTACCTTTAGAAATGCCTATGGTAGAAGCACCTGAATTAAATAAACCAAAAAGGTCAGCGGGTCCAAGCAAATACGTTGTATATGTAAAAGATCCAAAAACTGGTAATGTAAAAAAGATAAATTTTGGAGATGCTAAAGGTGGTTTATCTGCAAAGATAAATGATCGAGACGCAGCCAGGAATTTTGCTTCAAGACATAACTGTGATACTAAAACAGATAAAATGAAAGCAGGATACTGGGCGTGTAGATTACCAAAGTTTGCAAAAGAATTAGGGATGAAAGGTGGCGGTAGCTATTTCTGGTAAAATAAACTTTCCATTTATCGAGGAAGTTGATATCGGTGGAGTTATTCGCACATTTTACCCTACGAAAGATGATTCTGAATATGTATGGCATAGGGACCGAGAGGACCGTGAAATTGAAGTACTTGAAGGAGAAGGTTGGCAATTCCAATACGATAATTGTTTGCCATATTTGCTAGAAGAAGGTATGATCTTTGAAATTAAAAAAGGTGAATACCATAGATTAATCAGAGGGGTTACTCCTCTTAAATGCAGGGTTATATTCAGCGATGAGTGATGAAAGACAAGTTTATACAATTCAATCTCAAAGATTGGACAGAATAGAAGAAAAGATTGACCAGATGGGAGAGGCTATTGTTATGTTAGCTAGAGCAGAAGAAAAGATTCACACGCTCACAAGTTTTAGTAAACAACAGTCAGAGCAGATACAAAATCTTATAAATAGAATAGACAGAGTAGAAATGTTGGCAACCGGCAATTCTAATACTGTTGCTTTAATAAATAAAGTTTTCTGGGTAATTGTTGTTGGTTTAATATCAGCATTTACTTGGGAAATCGTTATACACAGTGGTTACTTTAACGGAGGATAACTAAAATGAAACTAACTGATAAAGAAGGCCTAGAGATTGCATCCGTCGTAAAAGATGTGTTGGAAGGAAAGGCTGTTAAAAAAGAAAAGAAAAACGTAAAAGAGGTCGAAGAACCAAGACCTGAAGGCGAAAAAGAGTTTAAGAAAAAGCATGTGATTAAAAAATCAGGTGAAAAAGAAGATGGTACAGTTGCTAAAGAAGCTGCATCTCCTGAAGAAAAAGCTCAACAAGCTCTAAAACATGCAAAAGAAAAAGAAGGTTTGAAAAAGAAGCAGGACCAAGAAAAAGAAAGACTAAATGCTAAAGAAGAAGTAGAAGTTGAAGAAAAAGTTACTGCAGCAGAATCTAAAAAAGAAAAATATCAAAAATTCTTTCAAGCTGCTTTGAAAAAGTTTGGTGTTAAATCACCTGCTGAATTAGAAGGCGATAAGAAAAAAGAATTTTTTGATTATGTAGATAAAAACTACGAAGCAGATAACGAGGCAGATTAATGAAAGATTATTTTCAACTAAGAGAAGAAATATCTGAAAAAACTTCAGTAAAAGATTTACCTCAATATAAAGATAGAGACAGAAAAGGCCATCAAGCTTATATGTATATTAGTAAAAAGGCTTTTAAAAACATAGATAGCTTAGGAATGGAATTAATGAATATTCGTGGTAAATTCCACATTTCTTCTTTTGATGGATTAGACACAAATCCAAAAGAAGTAGAATTATATGGAGATTTAAAAGTTCTACAGCAAATTGCTAAAAAATACAGAGGCTCTAAAGTCTATAAAAGTAAGTAAATAAACTATACATTTGATTTGTATATATAATTTTATAATATGAAAAATTTTGATAAATTGACACACAGGAATTTTAAGCTTTACGCAGCTAAACACTATGATAATCCAGAGTGCTTAGACATTGAAGAGTTTAAACAAGACCTTAGCAGATTTAAGTATCTTAAGAGATTACTCAAGAGATATGAATTAACTGGTGATTTGCAAATAAGATTAATACTTAATCATATTATAGTTTTATATAATGTGTTTGGTATTGAAGCGTGTAACAAAATGATGTGGTTTAAAATCAATGATGAACATTGGAATGTAATTAAACCATTCTTAGTCTATTTGCACTATTTACCTGAAGAAGAAAAGGTAGAAATACCAATGGATCCATATATAGTGGATGTATTAAGGGAACTATGACAAGAACAGTATTAATTAGAGAATCATTAAAGGCAATAGCTGATTTTGCTTATGCTATAAGGTTTCTTAAATTATTAGTTACGCCTTTTGAAAAAACTGATGCCTTTAAGCTCGGTGTAATTGATGCTAAAGGTAAAGTATTAAAGAAAGGCAAAGAAAGAAAAACGAGAGAAGAAAAAGATTCTTATACAGTATTTCATAGATTAGTATTTAATCTCAAAAAGATTATTCCATTAGGTAAATTAGGTTCATATGCTTCAGCACTATTTCTCATTAGAGAACATACAGGTATGAGTGATGAAGAAATTGAAAACGCATTGGATAAAGCTGATTTAAGATTAGATGATTTCATACACGAAAGCAGCCACTATGTAACAGATTTCGAAGAATTAAAAATTGGTACATATATACTTAAAGATGATTTATGTCATACTGAAACAGGTGAAGACATATTTAAAAAGGGTACCAAAATAAGAGTAGATGAACATACTATTCCTGTTGGTAAAGTATTCGATATAAATATATTTGAAGCTAAACATATTCCAACAGGTATGAACATATATGTTTCACAGTATAATATAGAGAGATAAAATGGCAACAAAATATACAAAATCTTTTAATGAATATATAAAGCAATGGGAACAAGCTGCCAATTCTGTCGGCGGAGGTGGTGTATCATTACCAGCTGATGCTATGGGTAGTAAAGCTTTACTCAAAAGAAAGAAAAAAGTTTATGATGGCAGAACTAAAGAGGGCAAAAAGTTTATAGAACGAATGCTCGCTAAGAGAGCACAACGTGAAGCAAATAAAAAAATTACTTAATGGTATAAAGCGTTTTTATCTATGGATAAGACGTTTTTTTACTATTCGTTATACAGTACATGTATCGTTTGATAGCCAATGGGGAAACGAAGACGACCAAGTATGGTATGGTGTTCGTAAAATAATCAAATCCAATTTCAAAGAATTAAAGTTTAGAACTGAAGATAAAAAAACTGTTCATATTAGAGGTATGAGTGGTTTACGCTATAGGATAGAGGACGAATAATGCAACAGGTATTAATAGGAATACTAATTATTCTTGGTCTAGGTAGTTGGTACTTATATAATGAGAATCAAACCCTAACTGAAAATAATTACAAATTAGAAATTGCAGTTGAAGAGCAAAAAGAAGCTATGACTGCTATGAAAGAACAATACGAAAAACAAGGTAAAGCTCTTATGAATATGAGTAGACAAAATGCTCAGATCGAAAAAGAGAAATCAGAATATTTGGCGATATTCTCTAGGCATAATTTAGATTTACTTGCACTAAAGAAGCCAGGTATGATTGAATTGAGATTTAATAATGCAAGTCAAGAAGTGATGGAGGGTCTGGAAAATGATACTAAAGAATTCTATAATATCGATAATCCTAGTACTAACGATTAGCGGATGTTCACTATTAGGAACTAAACAAATAGAGGTCGTATCTAAACCTATTCAAATAGATATTATGCAACCGGATTTACCAAGACCTGTAGATTTAGTTGCTCCAAAATGGTATGTTGTATCAGAAGCAAGGATAGTCAATCCATGTAAAGCAACCCTATCGTTTGATCCAAAGAAATATAACGATGATGGTTCTGAAAAATTCAAAAGACCAAAGACTTGTGAGCTCTCAGAAAGAGAAAATCCAGAATGGCCAGAAGGCTATACATATTTAGATAGATTTCTTGATGATATGAAGGAACAAAATAACGGAGAGGTTGTATTCGTTGCAACATCTGTTGGCGATTATAAAGTAATGGCTGAAGATTTACAAGAGATTAAAAGATATATAAAACAATTAGGTGAAGTTGTAGTTTATTACAGAAATGTTACTATGCCTAATGGTGAAGAAGGCGTAGGTATTGCAGTAGAGACTAACTAATGATTGGTCTCTCCTTCAAAATTCTCCGAATATTAATATCTTTAATATTCAAATTATATCAACCAAAGTGGTTATTACGTTTCGACAAATGGTGCGAAAAGAAACTTGGTCTTGATATAATCAAACAAGAAAAAACTTTTTATGAAAGATACCCAGGTATTACAAATAGAATTCAACAACTAGAGAAAAATACTCACCCACCAATACCAATTGATTGCTTTGATGGGTATAGGGAATTAATAAAAAGAATAGAAAAATTAGAAAAAAAGTAGTTTACATTTGAAGTAAACTGTGGTATAATATATAATATTATGAATGGAATAAACACAATGAATGTTACAAAAAGAGACGGAAGCATACAGCCTTTCGATTTAGATAAAGTACATAAAGTTTTAGAATGGGCAGTTGAAGATATCACTGGTGTATCAATGTCGGAGATAGAGCTAAAAGCAAATATCCAACTATATGATAAAATCCCAGCATATAATATCCATGAGCTATTAATCAAGTCGGCATCAGAACTCATATCCGAACATACACCTAACTATCAATTTGTCGCGGCAAGGCTGATTAGTTATAAACTCAGAAAAGAAGTTTATGGAGACTACAAACCTTGGCATTTAGAAGATATAATACAAACAAACGTTGATAAAGGTGTATATGATAAAGCTATATTAGACAATTATAGCGATGAAGAAATAAGCGAACTAAACGAATATATTAAACACGATAGAGACGATACATTTACTTATGCTGGAATGGAACAGTTCCGTGGTAAATATCTTGTCCAAGACAGAAGAACTAAAGAACATTATGAAACTCCACAGGTTTTATACATGATGGTATCTGCAACTTTGTTTAGTGGATATCCAAAAGAAATAAGGATGAAATACGTAAAGGATTACTATGATGCAATTTCTCAGTTTTATATTTCGTTACCCACACCGATTATGGCAGGAGTTAGAACACCTACTAGACAATTTAGTTCCTGTGTTCTTATTGAGTCTGGCGATAGTCTTGATTCCATTAATGCTACTGCTACTAGTATTGTTAAATATATAAGTAAGAAAGCAGGGATAGGAATTGGTGCAGGTGCTATTAGAGCTGAAGGTGCTAAAGTTGGCGATGGTTCTGTAGTTCATACAGGATTAATACCATTCTTAAAGTATTTCCAATCAGCAGTAAAATCTTGTTCACAAGGTGGAGTTAGAGGTGGTGCAGCCACTGTATATCTTCCTGTATGGCATTATGAGTTTGAAGATTTAGTAGTATTAAAAAATAATAAAGGTACTGAAGAAACTAGAGTCAGACATATGGATTATGCATTTCAGTTTAATAAATTAATGTATGAAAGATTATTAACTGGTGGTAATATAACATTCTTTGACCCTAATGATGTACCTGGTTTATATGATGCATTCTTTGCTGACCAAGATGAGTTTAAAGAACTATATGAGAAATACGAAAGAGCTACAAGTATACGCAAGAAAAAACTACCAGCACTCGAAGTCTTTTCACAATTCTTAACTGAAAGAAAAGATACTGGAAGAATATATGTAATGAATGTTGACCATGCAAATGATCATGGAGCATTTAATCCAACTCGTGCACCTATACACATGAGTAATTTATGTTGTGAAATAGATTTACCAACTAAACCAATGGACGTTGATAGTGAAGGCGAAATATCACTATGTACACTATCTGCAATTAATTGGGGTTTAATACATGAACCACATGAATTCGAAAAGTATTGTGATTTATCAGTTAGAGCTCTTGATGAATTACTTGATTATCAGGATTATCCTGTAGCTGCTGCAGAAAAAGGTACCATGGGTAGAAGACCATTAGGTATAGGTATTATTAACCTAGCATATTTCTTGGCAAAACGTGGATTAAAATATGATGAATCAGCATATGAGATTGTAGATGAATATGCTGAAGCATGGTCGTATTATCTTATTAAAGCATCAGCAAACCTAGCTCTTGAAAAAGGAAAAGTAATATATAATAATGATACGAAATATTCCGAAGGGATACTTCCTATTGATACTTATAAGAGAGCGATAGATAATCTAATCGAGTCCAGGGAACGTCTACCGTGGGAAGAATTGCGAAAGCAACTCAGGGAAACAGGTATTCGAAACTCTACTCTCATGGCATTAATGCCTGCTGAAACAAGTGCTCAGATAAGTAATAGTACAAATGGTATTGAACCTCCTAGAGCTTTAGTATCATATAAACAAAGTAAAGATGGGGTTATGGCTCAGGTTGTACCTGGTTATCACCATCTCAAAAATAAGTACGATTTACTCTGGGATCAAAAATCTCCAGCAGGTTATCTTGGTATCTGTGGTATATTACAAAAATATATTGACCAAGGAATTAGTGTAAACACATCTTATAATCCAGAACATTTTGAGGATAATAAGATACCTATGTCAGTAATGATACAGGATTTAGTAACAGCATATAAATATGGATTAAAACAATTATATTATTTTAATACATTTGATGGTGCTGGAGAAATGGAAGAAGAATATCATACATATGATGGAACAGAAGTAATAGAAGATGAGGATGATTGTGATTCATGCAAAATTTAAGAGATAAGATTAATCAAAGAATGGATATCTTACAAAGTTGGATGGAACAAGATTATCATATAAAAAAACCTGAAGTCGTATATGACCATACCTTAACAATAAGTAAATTTTGGTCAGTACTTTCAGAAGAAGATAAAGATTATATACAATGTGCACAAGATGCAATAGAAACAAAATCAGTCATATCATGGAGACCAAATGGCAATATTAACAAAGAATAAAAAATCTCATTTATTAAAGAATATGTTTTTAGATGAGTCAGTAGATATACAGCGATTTGATTTAGTAAAGTATCCTCAGTTAGAAAAAATAACAGAAAAGCAACTTGGATTCTTTTGGAGACCCGAAGAGGTAGATATTTCAAAAGATAAGAAAGACTTTGATGCTCTAACTGAACATGAAAAACATATCTTTACATCAAATTTAAAAAGACAAATATTATTAGATAGTGTACAAGGAAGAGCACCAAACCTTGCGTTTCTACCTATTGCATCTTTACCAGAAGTAGAGAATTGGGTAGAGACATGGTCATTCTTTGAAACTATTCACTCAAGATCATATACACATATTATTAGAAATGTATATCCTGACCCTGCAGTTGTATTTGACACGATGTTAGATGTGAAAGAAATACTTGACTGTGGTAACGATATCGCACTGTATTATGATGATCTTATTGATTGTAATAATTCAACAACAAATAGAATGGATCACAAGCGTGCATTATATATGTGTATGCTTTCAGCGAATGCCCTAGAAGGAATTCGTTTTTATGTTTCCTTTGCCTGCAGTTGGGCATTTGCTGAACTTAAGAAGATGGAAGGTAATGCAAAGATTATTAAATTTATTGCCCGTGATGAAAATACACACCTAGCTGGAACTACAACCATTTTAAAGAAAATGTTATTAGAAGATAAAGATATGCAGAAGATTGCAAAAGAAATGGAACCACGAGCGACAGAACTATTTGTTAAAGTTATAGAACAAGAAAAAGAGTGGGCTGAATATTTATTCGCCAATGGCTCTATGATTGGTCTTAATGAAACAATATTAAAAGAGTACGTTGAATGGATAGGATGTAAACGAATGAGAGCCATTGGTTTAACTTGTCCTTACACCGTACCACAGATGAACCCACTACCATGGACAGAAAAATGGATTGCTGGAAGTAGTGTGCAAGTTGCACCACAAGAAACAGAAATCACATCTTATGTTACTGGTGGTGTTAAACAAGATGTTGATGACAACACATTAAAAGGATTAAGTTTATAATGGAAGCTATATTAGATGCTCATGACTACGCTGAGTTTAAAAAAAGAGTAGATATATTAAAAGAAAAAGGTATTGACCTAAATCATCGTGTAAACGAACAAGGTAGTAAGTATCAAGTAATTGTTGATACATATTATACTAAAGAAGAATTGGACACGCTTACAGAATGAAAGGTTATATATTATTAATATGTTTGTTTATGTTTGGTTTAATAAATTGGACACACGCAAACTTAGAATATAAAGGGTACCCAAGAAATACAGCTTGTACAGGAGAATGTTACAAGGAGTATATTAGAGTAAATGGCACGGTTGTAGAACAACTTGAGGCCAAAGCTGAAATTGCTGCATCGGATCCATTCAGTTCTATTAGAGGACTATGGGCAGGATGCGCAGCATGTCATGGAGCAGAAGGACAAGGTATGGGAGCATTTCCACAATTAGCTGGAAGAGATTCAGAGTATATAATTGATAGGTTAACTACTTATAAGAATAGAGGCCAGGTTGGTAATATGAGTTCAACTATGTGGGCTCAAGCTGGTATGTTATCAGAAAAAGATATAGAAACAATAGGAAAATTTATAGAGGAAACACTATGATAGAAATATATGGAAAAGACAATTGCCCATTTTGTGATATGGCAAAAGTACTATGTACAAAAGAACAAAAAGAATATAAGTATTTTCAGTTAGGAATAGACTTTGGTAGAAATGAAATGTTAGAGAAATTCCCTACAGCAAGAACCTTTCCACAAATTATACTAGATGGCGAAAAGATTGGTGGTTTTGACCAATTAAAAGAAAAGATAGGATAGTTAAATGGAACCAAATCATTGGTATACTCATAATTGCGATTTTTGTTTTACATCTACCAAGATATATTTTGAAGATGAAAGACCTGAACCTATATATTGTCCATGCTGTGGTTCTGCAGTTGAGCCTGTCGATGAATTAGATTTCGATGAATAAATAAGAGTATGGAATGGCAATATCAAGGCATAAAATACGAACTGCCGACAGAATACGATCACAAAGACGTTTATGGTTTCGTTTATCTAATAACAAACAGAGCGACAGGAAGGATGTATGTCGGGAAGAAATTCTTTTGGAGCAAGAAAACACTACCAATAACAAAGACAAGAAAACGTAGAAAAAGATTACTTGTTGAGTCTGATTGGAAAAAATATTATGGGAGTAATGTACATCTCAAAGAAGAAGTAGAAAAACAAGGAGATGAAATGTTCCATAGAGAAATACTACATCTATGTAAAACAAAAGGTGAATGTGCTTACATGGAAGCTAAAGAACAATTCGATAGAGATGTTCTTATTAACGATGAATATTATAATGGCATTATTAATTGTCGGATTGGCGGAAACGCAGTAAAAAACTTAAAATAACCCTTTACATTTAGCTAAAACTGTGGTATAATATAATAATATTATGGCAAAAATACTAAAGTTTCCTACAGGTGAGGAAATCAAACCAAACATAAATCCGCTAGATGAAATATCTGACGAATGTGTTAACACATCTCAATTTCTAATGGAAGTATTAGAAGAATTCATAAATACAGGACAAGCTTCGGAATATGAGCAGTTTATGGATATGAATTTTAGAGATGAAACAGTCCCAGAATCTAGGGATATGTTTGTGATTGTAAATATGATAAACGCAATGCTAAATAGATATATGGGTATACCTCATAGACTACATCGTACTTTTGATAGGTCTTATATTGAAATTAAAGCATTGTTAGCCGCAAATGAACACGGTAAAGAAGAACTCAAGAAACTTCTAGACCAACTTGAGGAAGAAGATAATGATACTACTTGATTATTCACAAATTGCATTAAGCAATATTATTGTGCAAAAACTAAACGATGAACAGATAATTAGACATATGATACTAAATAGTATTCGTATGTATAATAAAAAGTATAGAGAAGAATATGGCCAAATGGTTATATGTGCTGATGGTATGAATACCTGGCGTAAAGACTATTATCCATATTATAAAGCAAACAGAAAAAAAGGTAGAGATAATTCAGACCAAGATTGGACTGAAATATTTAGAATATTACATTTAGTTAGAGATGAAATTAGAGATAACCTACCTTATAAAGTAATACATATGGAAGGTTGTGAAGCAGACGATATTATCGCATCATTAGTTTTAGAATCTCAAGAGTTTGGTAAAGACGAACCAATGATGATTATATCTAGTGACAAAGACTTTATACAATTACAGAAATACAAAAATGTTAAACAGTTCAGTCCAATTCAAAAGAAAATGGTTACTGACAAGAACCCAAGAACATACGCATTTAATCATATTATGCGTGGTGATGGTGGTGATGGTGTACCAAACGTTTTATCAGCAGACGATACATTTGTAACTGATAAATCTCAAACACCATTGAGGCAAACTAGGATTGACGAATGGTTGGAAAAATCAGATAGGTTAAGAGAAGTTATGCCTGAAGAATTGTATAGGAATTATCAGCGTAATAAAAAACTCATTGATTTGACAGAAATACCTGATGATATCCAAACAACGATTATAAATACTTATACGGAACAAAAAGTTCCGATGAAAATGAAAGTATTAAATTATTTAATTAAAAAGAGATGTAATCTCTTAATAGAAGTCGCGGAGGAATTTTACAATGGCTAAACCATTAATTAGCGAAATACTACAAGGTCTTACTGAAGTTGAAGGAAAAGAACTACATAAGGCTAGAGTAGCATATTTACAAAAACATAACAGATTTCCAGCACTCATGGCAGTGTTGAGAATCAATTTCGATGAAGCTGTAGTTTCAGATTTACCTAAAGGTGACCCACCTTATAGAAAAGATGATGCACCAGCTGGTATGGAATATATAACCTTACATAGGGGATTTAGAAGACTCAAACATTTCTTTAATGGCAATACAGATATTGTTCCAGCTAGAAGAGAAAAATTGTTTGTGGATTTATTAGAATCTTTAAATGGTAAAGAGGCTGAAGTTCTTTTATTAGCAAAAGAACGTAACTTATACGATGAGTATAAAGGTCTTACATTAAAAGTAGTGCAGGATGCTTTCCCTGGATTAATCGTGAAAGCGCCAGAGAAAAAAGCACCAGTGAAGAAAAAAGTAGCACCTAAAAAATCAACAAAGAAAAGCAAAAAATAGTTTACATTTGGCTGAAACTGTGGTATAATATATATTATGAACAAAAAATTTATTAAAATTACAACATGGATCATTGACTGCTGGAGAGTGGTAATGGACCATAGATTTAATCCACTTAGGTTTATTCCAGATCCAAGTTTACAAATGTATTTCACAGTTGTGTTATTCACAATGTGGTCAGTATACTTTGGCTTTGTTGCAACATATTATATGGGATGGCTTGGTTATGATATTATCTTAAGCATTGCAGTTCACTTAGGGGTATTAATACCTTTATTCTTTACCAATGCTATCTTTTTAGATGCAGAAAGAAATGGTTCTAAATGGCTAAAAGACGTAAGAGTTGAAATAGATATTGATGCTATGGATAAAAGATTGAAACAACGAAACTACGAAAAAAGAGTTAAGTGGGATATCGATAAAGAAGCATGAATATTTTTATACTAGATAATGATCCAGTGACTGCTGCGCAAATGCAATGCGATAAACATGTACCTAAGATGATTGTTGAGTCAGCTCAAATGCTATCAACAGTTCATCGTATGCTTGATGGTACTATGGAACGAAGACTATCAAAGTCTGGTAAAGTCAGAGTACAATATTGGAAACTAGATGATGATAGAGAAGATGTGTTATACAAAGCATGTCATTTTAATCATCCTAGTACTATATGGACAAGAGAATCAATTTACAATTACAAATGGCACTATGAACACTTTTGTGCACTGTGTGACGAATACACACATAGATATGGTAAAACACATATGACAGATTCTAAACTAAGAAAGGAATTATATTATATTCCAAACAATATGCCAAAAACAGAAATGACTCAATTTAAATTGGCCATGAAATCAAATCCTGAATGTATGCTGGAATGTCCTATAGAATCATACAGAGCTTTCTATCAAACAAAGCAACATAGATTTAATATGGTATGGTCAAAAAGAAAAGTACCAGAGTGGTTTAATTATGCCAATATATGAGTTCATAGATACAGAAACAGAAGAAGTAGAAGAGGTAATTCTTTCTATTTCAGAATATGATCAATGGTTAATAGATAACCCAACAAAGAAAAGATATTATTCAAAAGCACCAGGTTTAAGTTATAGTGGATTTAAATCAAAAGAAAGTAAAGCTGGTGATGGTTGGAAAGAAGTACAAGACCGAATAAGAAGTGGAATGCCACCAAGATTAAGGGATAATATTAAACAAAAATAGTCCATTAGGTTATAATACATTATAAATAATATTGATATGTACCAACAACAATTACAATTACAACTTAATAAAACTAGAGATGCAACTCCTGAAGAACATGAGGAGTGGATAAATAACGAACTATTACCAATAGGTGATATGCAGTTAAAATTTGTAGCGATGATGTCGGTAATACAATTTGCAACTCTAGGTATGATGATGGTTAGTTTTTGGGTTATTGGTACATTCATATCAGGAGAATAAAAATGAAAAAACTATTAAGCATTTCAATATTCTCACTATTTGTATCAGATGCATTTGCTGATGATTGGAGAATGAGAAAATTTGATTTAAACGATAATAATGTAATAAGCGAAGCTGAGTTAATTCAATCTGGTTGTAGATTAGGTAAAAGGTTTGACCTTGCTGACAAAAATAATGATGGCGTTCTAAATAGAAAAGAAGCTAGAAGAGCATCAGATTATTTGTTCAGGAAGAGATGTCCTAAGAACCCACAGCCAATTGATATCAGAGGCTAATAAATAATTTTATAATATGAATTTTATACATGAAGAAATTGATTTAGGTTATGAAGATCTGAATTCGGAAACGAAAACAAAGGGTAGACATTATGTCGACCCAGAGGGTAATCAATATCCGAGTATCACAACAGTTTTATCAATACTGTCTCGTGAAGCTATACAAAAGTGGAGGGAGAGAGTTGGAGAAGAAGAGGCTAATCGCATCAGCCGAGTGGCCTCTTCGCGTGGTACTAAAATCCACAACATAATCGAAAAGTATATTGCTAATGATCCTGAGTATTTATCAGGTGAAATGCCACATAATATACAAACATTTAAAGACATACAACCATTTGTTGACGAAAACTTATCAAAAGTATATTCAATAGAAGCACCATTATATTCTAAACATTTAGGAGTAGCTGGAAGAGTTGACTGTGTTGGTGTATGGAATGGTAAAGATTCCATCATTGACTGGAAAACATCTCGTAAAGAAAAAAAGAAAGAATGGATATCTAATTATTTTATGCAAGCAGCAGCGTATTCTATCATGTGGGAAGAAAGAACAGGTATGCCAATTAAGCAATTAGTAGTAGCTATTGCAGGAGATCATGGCCCACAGATCTTTATAGAAGATAGAGATAATTGGACAGAAGAATTAATAAATACTATTACTAAGTATAAAAGAGAAAAGTTTTGGGAGGAAACGAGATGAACTTTATGTTAGAAGCTTTAACTAAAAAACTAGAAGGTGAAATTGCTATCGCTAAAGCTAATATATTAGTGTATGTTAGAAACTCTACAGGTATTGGAGAGCATCCAGAAGTCGTAGAAGCAATAGAAACTCAGGTTACTAAAATAGCTGAAGCACAAGATAAAATAAACACTATAAAAGACTTAAAATTATAAATAGATATTTACAAAACACAAAAAGTGTGGTATAATATACTATTATGAAAAAGTTTAATGAATTTTTAACCGAAAAATCTGGCAAAGGATTAACTATCTTTGATATAGATGACACAATGTTTATATCTAAAGCTAGAGTAAAAGTTAAAAACAAAAACACTGGTAAAGTCAAAGAACTCACACCTCAAGAATATAATTCCTATAAATTAGGTAGAGAAGAGGAATGGGATTATGGCGAATTTAAATCAGCTAAACTATTTTTTAAAACAGCAACACCGATTGCACGAATGATAGAAAAAGCTAAAGCAATCATTAAGAATGCTACAGCCAGAGGAAGTAAAGTTATTATCGTAACAGCAAGAGCTGATATGGATAATAAAGACGTATTCATTAAAACATTTGAAGCTCATGGTATACCAATGAAGAATGTATATGTTGAGCGTGCAGGAAATGTTGGTGGTAAGAATAGCGCAGCAAATAAAACTGTTGTGTTTAAAAAGTATTTAGATACAAATAAGTATGCTAGAGTTCGCTTATTTGACGATCATATGGATAACCTAAAAGCTTTATTGGATTTACAAAGAGAATATCCACAAGTAGAGTTTTTTGCTTATCTAGCTGATTCGAAAGGAAGTGTAAAAAGAATTAAATAATGATATATAATAAATTGAGAAGCGCCGCGTATGGAGAAGGAAGAAGATATTTCCGATGGTGGCTTCAGTGGACAAGGAGAATATAATGCCAATAAAATTAAGTAAAAGCGTAGCAGTTAGAAATAGACAAACTGGTAAAATAACAATCGAACATAACTACATACATACAGTTAGTAAGAAAGAATTGATTGAGAAGTATAATAATAGTAATACTAGACCAAAAGATAAACAAAAAATTAAAAATGAATTAGTAAAAAGAGGCGGAGTGGTTTTTGGATAAAATAGATAGAATACGTGAAGTATTAGATTTAAAAGAATACTATAAAAAGAAAAAAAGAGATTTTTGGATTTGGGTATTAAGAGTTATAGGATCTATTGCACTTATAGCTGCTGCAATTTATTATTGGATTCATTATGTCTAAATGGCATGGCGGAAAAGGTTCTAAGCCAAGGCCTATTACTAATCAAGCTCAGTTTGAAGAAAACTGGGATAATATATTTGCTAGGAAAAAAACACCAAAGCATGGTGCTACAAAAATACATAAAGATAAGACAAAAGTCATACCTAGGGAATATAAATATAATAAAGAGGAACAACAATGAGTATAGATATCAATCAATTTGATTTTGGATTTACAGCTGTTGATGAAGACGAGCTTGAAGTAGTTCAAAAACAAACACAAAAACTACAGTCAACTTCTGGTAAAGTAGAAGAGGCTGAAGAAAAATTAAATAAACTTTATAACTCTATATTACCATTATTAAGCAATTTAAAAATGAATCCAGAAAAGGATTACATCTATTGGCCAAACAGAAATGAAAAAGTAGAAGAGTTCGAAGAGTTAATAGCGGGGATAGTTAAGTAATGGCATTACCAGGATCAGGTCAAATATCTTTCAAAGATATCGTTGATGAAAAAAAGGGAAACACAGACACTGTGCAAAACGTATCTTTGACTGGATTGTCTCAGGACGGAGTAGACTCACCGTTCATACCTAATTATGATTATGAAACTACAGGCGGACAAGGAATCGATGTTGATAATAACACTGCATCAGGTTCAAATCCACCAAACCAATCACCTCCATTTCAGATGTCAGAGTTTTATGATTATGATCATGACTTTGATCCAAGATCCTTCAATGGTTCAGGCGTAGGGTCAAGTACATTTAATCTTAGTACAAGTTTGGTACCATGCTCTAACCACCCTAATTTTGATATGGATATCAATGGTTCATCATCGGGCCTATCTTGGATAATGGTCCATCAACCACAACATCAACCTAGTAGTTCAGGACAAGTTAATTCTACAGCTACAGTGCGTATAGGCAGAGACATAACAAATAATAGAATTTTAATGTTATTATTAAAAGATGGTGATCACAATACAATAGCTGGTAATGGTACTGATGGTATGTATAGAATATTACCTTATGTTGGATTAGGAAGTGCTACATGGTCATTTAAATTTGAATATGATACAACTAGTTCAAACTATAATAGTAGTACAGGCAATCCAAAAGTATTCTTTGGTTCGAACCAAGGCCCAGGGACTTTAACTACATCAACATCTTATCATAGTGCACCAAGTTCTCCAGGAACATTTGTATCTATGCCAAGCTTTACAGGTATGGCTGAAAATGGTGAATCTTTGTTTGCAGAGGGTACTAGTACCGCGCTTACCTGGACAGCAAAGGTACCAAGTGCTGTCAACACTGGTGGGGCAAGTCTTGGGCGAACTTCATTTTACACACAGTCAATGCCTGTAAGATTAGTAATTAAAGCAGTCGATGGAAGTGATACGTATACCGCAACTTCAAGTTATTGGTCACTAGGGTTAAGCGCTACCAAAGGGATAATATTATAATGGCAGTTCCAACTACAGGCAATGCAATCACTTTAGGTAAAATCTATCAAGAAATAGATGGTTCTGGATATTCAAATGCTGTTGATCCTGGTGAAGAAGCAAGCTTAGAAGATATGAGTGAAAACTCTACACCAGATCTATTAAACACAGCAAGTGCTAATAGGCCAGATGAAAATGCACCACATAGTATGTCAGAGTTTCATGGTTATGACCATAGTGCTGTAAATAGTATACCTACTACTAACTTTGCAAATCAAAATGGAACTACTGATGCAGCCTTTACAAGAGATGCACATACATCAGGTATTGTATTTTTAAGTGTTACTTTAGAAGTAAGAATGCGTAGAGCAGATCCTTATGTTTATTTAGAAGTAAGAGAAAGAAGTGCTAACTATGATTTTGCAAGATGGTATAATACAAGTAATACTGCTAATACTTTATCGACAACTTATGTTCCATTAGCAAGATGGAACTTAACTGGAATTACAGCAATTAAAATGAATTGGTCTGCTGTCACTGGAAGTGGTTTTGGAAGTTGTTACCTTGCAGGAGAGACAAATGGACCAAGTGCAACATACAATGCACAAGATGATACTTTCCAAACAGTATCTAACAATCAATCAATTGCTTTTGCCTTTTCATCAAATGCAAGTGCAGAGTGTTATGCAAGTAATGTGAGAAATTGTTCTTTTACGGTAACAGCTACTGCAAGAAAGAGTGGGTATAATGATACTACTATGGGAACTTATAAAATAGCAGGTAGAGCAACAGCAACATCGAATAACTGTTTCTAGGAATATATATGAAAGAAGGAATATGCGAAACATGTACATACACTAAAGTAGATTATACTTTGGAGCGGGATAGTGGTGGTTGGACTACATCAATAACTTGGACATTTAAATTGTATAATAATGTAAACTATCAAAAACAAACAATAGTCATGGATGCTGATGGTAATACAGAAGAACATATTGTGCCTACAGTTATTGACGAGAATTTAATAAAGACAGAGTCAGCTACTTATGCTATACCTACCGATCAAAGAACACAAGCAACACACGAAGAACCGCATGTACATGAAAATGAAATGGCTTTTCAAGCTGCTTATAGAAGTTGGGCGGATTCACACAGAGAATCAGATGTAGGCAAGGCTTTTTGGTCTTTGTTTAACAATTAAGTTTATTACACAATAAAAAAAGGGGCGATAAGCCCCTTTTTTGTTACTCAGCCTCTACGGCTTCGACTTCTGTGTCTTCTGGTGGATTCTCTACAACTTCTTTTAATTTAGCTGTAAACCCCTCTGTAGCAACAGTAATTTGATCTAGTTCCATCTGGAAGTTATTTCTTTTCCCAGCTAGACTATTCAAACAAGCAACATAGTATTTTGCTTCGTCACTTAATTCAGAAATCACATATTTTTTATCATCGAGTACTAAGACAGGCTCTTGCTGTTGTTGTACTTCTGGATTTTCTTGTGTCGACATAATTTTCTCCTTATTTAAAAATATCTTGCCAATTTCCTTGGGTGCTCGCCTTAGCATACTCGGTAGCACGGTTTTCAAAAAAGTTGGTATGCTCAACAGCGTTTACTTGCATATCTATCCATGGAAGAGGATTATCAGTACTATGAAATATTTTCTTCATACCAATACCCAATAGTCTTCGATCTGCAATATAACGTATATACTCTTTTACTTCTTTAGCAGTTAAGTCAGGTACATCTACCTTTCCAAAACAAATATCAATAAAACTATCTTCTAGCTCTACTGTTCTTTCTGCTGCGCAGTAAATCTCATATTTTAATTTATCAGTCCATAATTCTGGATTTTCACTGATAAAAGTTCTAAAAAGTTGGGATAATCCTTCAACATGAAGAGACTCGTCTCTTATTGACCATGTTACAATTTGTCCCATACCTTTCATTAGGTTGTGTCTGGGGTAGTTAAGAAGAATAGCAAAACTACTAAATAGTTGTACTCCTTCTGTAAATGCACTATATACT